TCAACAACTCCGTGCTGCTGTCTAGGGTTCATGTCTATATTCTTAGCTTTAGCAACGCTTTCTTTAGTTGCATCAGCCTTGCCTTGTTCGTAAAAATGTTTTGCAACAGCATCAGCATTCATTGCCGTGTATAAAGACTTGTGGTAACCTTTAGCATCTGATAAAGAATTATTTTTATCTAAAAACTTTTTAGTAAAATTATTTATATCACTTTGTGTTACTTTAACCTCTTCAGCATTGTTTACATTAAACCTGTATTTTTTGTCACCGACGTTATATTCAAAACCTTTGAACTTGTCGTTAAAAACATTATCTGTTTTTTGTGTAAAAATATCAGAGTTCTTTTTAACTGTTTTTTGAGTTACTTCTGACTCCTTGTTGTATCTATTAAAAAAATCAACTGCTTTTTGTTGTTCGTTGGTCAGCTTTGACCCAGCTTTGATCTCTTCATAGTATTTAGACTTTTGCCCGTCTAAGTGGCTTTTAGCATTGGCAACTTGCTCTTTTAACGCTAATTTTTTTCTTCGTATATCTCTTTCTTCATCAACCTCTTCGTCATAGGAGAATTGATCTTCCATAAGAAAGTTAATTTCTTCATTGTTTAAATGAGGTTTTGTTTGCTTGTAGTACTCGTACAATAGATTTTGATCGTCTAGTTTAGAGTAATCTTGGTTAAGCTTAACGTAGTCACTTAAATCTCCACCGGTTTCTTTCATAAAGTCCATTAACTTTTGAATATTTTCTGGTAAAGGCTCTCCAGTTTCTTTAGCTTCAGCAACAGCTTCTTCAACTTGTTCAGTTAATTCTTCTGCTTGCTCTTTAACTTCTTCTTCAGTAATTTCTTCTAATACTGGAGCTTCTTGTGTTTCAGCTTCCGGTTGTACTTCTTCTTGTTTTTCTGTGGCATCGGCATTTTCATCGACTCCAACCACTCCCTCGTTGTCAGGGTTATCTTCTTTAGTTTCATTTTCTTTTGGTGTTATTGGTTTATCTAAATCTACTTTAATGACACTATCGTCATCAACGCTTTTAAATTTATTTTCTTCAACTGTTTCTACAGTTTCAGGTGTAGTTTCTTCAACTACGTTTTCTAATTTTTCTTCCATAATATAATATAATAATAGTTAATAATTTTTTAGCTAGGATCAAAAGAGCCTAAATCAAAGCTAGCGCCTAAGTTATCATTACCTGCAGACTCAAAGTTTTTAGGTGATTTTTGATTATTTCTTTGGTCTATTAATTCACTTTGTTGACTAGCTTGTATTCTTGTTCTTTCGTCCTTACGATCTTCTTTTTGTTTTTCCTTGCCTGTTGCTTGAGAAGTTTCCATACTTTTTAATTGCATGTTGTACTGAAACTCTTGAGCCATTAGTTCTTTTTTAGCTTGAACTTCCATCTGCATCTTTTGAGCATCCATTTGAGATTGAGCTTGCATTAACTGAATCTTACCTTGGTTTATAGCTTGATTTTTTTGAACTTCTACTTGAGCTGATTGCTGCGCTGCTTTTGAATTAGATTTTGTTTGAGCTTCTATGTTTTCAAGCTGCAACTTTCTGTCTCTTTCTTGTTTCTTACCTCTTCTAAGTTTTAAAACTTGATTAGCAAGCCTTATACTTTTTATATCTCTAACATCAATAGCGTCTTCAAGCTCTATGTTTTTTTGTTGCAATGCCATTTGTATATTGTTTTCAAGCATTTGTTTTTCCTCTTCATCTGGTTGTAACTCTATAAATATACCAAAATCATATAAATGTAGATCTTTAACTTCTTTTAGTGTAGCAACGTTGTGAGAGCCTATTGCTTTTACAAAAGCATCTTTTGTTGGAGAGTACTCTAGTATATCAGATATTCTAAGAGACAAACACTCTGCTGTCTCAGCTGTTAAAAATAAACCTGATTGTAGTATGTGTCTTGTTGCTGTATTAGAATTAGCTGCTGCTAATTTTTGAACACCTACTAAAGCATTTTTATCTGGCATACTACCATCTCTAGCCTCGTTAAGACCAGTAGTGTCTCTTATCATTTGTAAATAATAGTTGTATGTTCCAATAAGAGCTTGCATTTTGTTACCACCTGACCCGGAGGTAATTTCTTGAATAGGAACTTTACCGGCATTCATATCACCATCTTGAGTGTATGATCTACCTATAACAGATCCTGTTTGAAAAAACATATTTAAAGCTTCTTGTGGGTTGTAGTTTGTTCCGTTACCTAAATCTATTTCAGCCAAACCATCAGCGTCTAAATAAACTCCATCAGGAACCATACGTGACAACACTTGTTGTAGTTTTAAATGTGTTAGCTGTATCATGTCAGCAAAACCAGTTATTCTACCTACTAAAGATTCTATTCTTCCTTCGTACATTCTTGGAGCTACAATAGAGTAATTCATCTTAACCTTAGTGTAGTTGCTTTTAGGTCGCATCATGTTTTTAGCTAGGTTCCATGATAAAAGTTTTTCCGTACCAACAATTAAAGCTCCTTCATACAAAACCTCTATAGATTTTTGTAGCTTGCCAAAATTACCTTCCATATCTTCAGGTGGGTTGTAAGCGTCTGTTTTTCTTATTACTTTTGAAGCTCCAGAGCCAGTTGTTTTAACCTTGTAAGTTTCGTTCATATATGTTTTATAATTAAAATATAAAACTTGAACAGTGTTGTTATCATTTTGGTCAGCTGAGTTTCTTGTATTGAAGTTGTTTGTGTTGTGTGTTTTGTTTTTAACAATATCTTTTAATTCATCTTTTGTTAAATCAGGAAATTGTTTAACTAGCTCGTTTATAGGTATAACTTTTACTTCCCCAACATAATATATATCATCAAAGTATGGTGAGTCAGAATAAGAATAAACTAAATTAGCTGGGTCAACATATTCAATAGTAACACCTTCAGAAGTGTTAAAGGAATTTTTTACACAACCAATACCTATTGTAGTTAAATCGTAATAAAATCTTTTTTTAGTTAACTCATATTTGTTTCCTTCAAAAAGTAAATTTAAAGCTTGTTCTTCAGCTAACTCTATTCCTTGCTTGTAATCAAGCTGCATGTGAAGTTCTAGTTCTTGTTTTGTTTCAGGTAGTTCTGCTTTTGTTCTTCTAGTATTAATACCTAATAAATCTTGGTTATTAGCGTGAAAGGCTTTCATTTTCATGTCAGCTAAAATATCTTCCATATAGTTTGTTCTTTCTGTTATACTATGTGGATCTTGAGAGTATGCTTTTATATCATAAGTTCTTTCTGATATACCATTCACAACTATATCTACAAACTTAGGTATAATAGGTACTGGTTTCCAGTCTAAATTAAGATAAGATAAATCACCGTTTATAGATAATTCATCTTTATATTTTTGAATTGATTGTTCTCCTCTAGCATAAAGCCTAAGGTTGTGAAAATTATTCGTATTACTTTGGTACTTACTACCTCTATTTTTATTATTATCATTAACAAACCACTCAGCTTCAATAGCTTTTGCAACTTTTAAACCATACTCTTGGCTTTGCTTTTCAGCATCAACTACAGTTTGACTTGGAAAATAACTTTGTACAACAGACTCTGCCATATTTATTTTTTAATTAATTTAGATGTACTGCCTTTGTTAGTGTAAGTGGCAATACTTAAGTTTAGTTTAGGTTTTTGCGTGGGTGCGTTTGGTCTGTATAAGTGTCTATTATTAGCCATTATAGCTAAACCAGAACTTATAGATGCATCATGCTTTGTTCTTTTATTTATATCAAATTTAGCCCAATCGTTTAACAGTTCATTAAAATAACAATCGCCAAAAGATCCCTCCCTGTTTATTCCAACATGATCTTGTATGTACATTTCAATCGCGGCGGCGTGAGCTTGTTTAATGTCCTCACTTGAATTAGGTATACCACCCACTTCTTTTTCTGCTACAGATAATTTATTCCAAATTTTATCAGGTCTATTCATACTGTAACCTCTATAACCTCTTCTTTTTAAATAATACAATAGACGAGGTTTGTTGTTCTCTGCTAATATAGGCATCCCGTAAAATACTAAAGCCATTAGAACGTCTTCAAAGAATATCTCTGCTGTTTGCGGTCTTGCTAAGTATTCTAAAAAAAAGCTATTAGCTGGAGCATCTTCCATGCTAAACTTGGTTAGCCCGTGCAAAGCACCCTTAGAACCTACACCATCTACAGTTCCTGATATGTCGTAGCTATCACATCCAAAAGCACCCATATGCTCGTTACCAGGCCATTTAACACCATTCTTAATTATAACTTTGTTTTGTATGTTTGATGGTGGCACCCAGCTTATTTTAAACCTACCTTTAGGGTCTGGGTAAAATATAACTTTAGAATCTTTAATACCATTAACCCATTGAAAATTACCTTGAGTTATACCTAGTGTTTTAGACATTTCCTCGTTATAATCTATCTGTTCATATATTTTAACTAAATTAAATATACTGTTTTTAGTCTCATCTCTAAACGCGTGTTCAGTAGTTCTTGGAAATTGTCTGTAAAATTCATTTAAAGCATCTTGATCTCCTTTCAAACCGTCAGCTTCATTCTGCCAGTTTTCTACAACACCTATGTCTATTAACTCTCCGTGTGGGTCAAAGACATCATGGTCTGGATTATCGAAGACTGGAATTCCGTGTTCATCAATAAATCCTTCGTAGTTCCACTCCATTGGGATAAAAAGAGAATATAAACCAGACGCTGTCTGTCCATTTCTGTTTCGCTTAGTAACGTCTGATGAGTTGTATAGTTTTTTGAAGTTTTCTCCACCTTTATCCAATGAGTTTGAAGTTGAGCCCATCATACATTTACCTATAATCCTACTACCTAATCGTAAACATGTTTTTGTAACTCTCCAGTTATTTAATATATTATCTGGTCTTTCCCACTTACCACTTTCATCGTGCACTAGTAGTTGTAATTTTTCACCATCATAACTATTATCACCTGTATTTTTCCAGTCTATAGTTGTATCTAATCCTTGTATGTCTTCAAGCTTTTCGTTTGTCGTGATCTTCTTTCTAGTAAACTTAGACGCAGGTACTCTATAGGCGAGTTCGGATTTAGGCCGATCCATACCATCTTGAATAGGACTAAAGAAAAACGGGTAGTTAATTGATATAGGTACAACTTTGTCGGTAAACATTTTTTTAGCATCAGCTCCTGTTTTAGATAGTATACCAAATCTTGAATCTGTTGAAATCGTTGCTTGATTAACTGTCTCAGCAGAGGACATAAAAGAAAATCCAGATCTTCTGTTTTTAAGATAACACATACCGTAGCATCTCTTATCTGCTTTGCACGCTTCCCAGAATATAAAGAATAATCTATTTGCTTCTCTGAAATCTGGCGCACCTACATCAATTTTGCTCCATTGGAGATACATGTAATGAGTACCAGTAATATAGGTATCCTTCCCATTATTATTAAACCAAAAGCCGTCATCTCTTCGTTTAAACTCTTCGTCGATATACTCGTGCCATTGTTCTTTTTTTTCTTCTGGATAGTTTTTCCAGTCAAATATGCTTTTAAGTCTTGAAAGTTCTTTAGGATACTCAAACTGTTTCCACTTTTTTTCCTTGTTGCTATACACACCACTAACTTTTGGCAGTGCAATTTGAAAGTTTTGAATTTCATATATCTCTCCTATCTGACCAGTTCTAGATATAACAACAAGGTCATGTTCTTTGTTATAACCATACTTCCATTTCTTACCTTTATTAAGTCTGCTTATAGTAGTTTTTTTTATAGGTTCTACTATTTTAAATAAGTTTTGTTCGTACATTATTTTGATCTACCTTCTGCAAAACCTTTAAATATTTTTTCCTTTACTTCTTCTTTAGGTTTGTCGTTCAATAAGTTTTCTTCTTCTTGTATTCTATTGAGTATTTCAAACGCATCAAATATAGCTAGCTTTTTAGTTGCCGCAGCGTTTTTTAGTTTGTCTGCAGTTAGGTCATCGTCTGAATCTACAATAGCTTCTTTAGCAACTTTAATAAGTTCTTCTACAGCTTTATGCCCAGCTTGGATTATATGCTTCTTCGTTTCCTTGATATTCATATTTGATTGTAATAAAATTTGATAGTATTCTATATAGCTTTTGACCATCTATAATAAACTCGTATTCAGAGTTTGGTCTAAAACCTATTAGTTCTCCTTTTTCAACAGTACCGTCGCTATACTTAACAATACCAACTAATGGTTTTTCTTTGTCTGCACTATGCTTATCTGTGGATTTTATTGGGTTTACAAAACAACAACCCTTTTGAGGCTTCCAAACATCATCATGTTTATATAAAAATATTTGGTCACTACTTACTAAGTAAGTGTTTTCATCAAAATAGCTTCTACTGTTTTTTTCAACACCATGTTGGTTGTGCCACTTTCTAAACACGTTGTGATGCACTATAACCTTATCACCAACCTTTATACTTGTGTTTCCAACTGTAGGTATTGCTTTCACCACAGCTTCTCTACTGACGTACTGATGGTTGAATATTTCTGTATTTACTATAAGTTCTTTACCCTCTATGTTTTTTGTGTTGTTGTACCTTGATTTTATTGGACTTACAACAAAGTTGTAAACACTATTCATTAGTACTGTAAGTTATACTCTACAGAAACAGCCATGTTTTTATTAAAGTCTTTCCAAGGCAAAACATCTTTACCTTTTTTAATATAAACACTAAACTTGTTCTCTTCCTCTACAATATCACATATAGTATGACCACCATACACTTCTTGCCCTACGGCATAGTGCATGGCGTCATTCTTATAGTCTTTACCGATACTAATCTTACGAATCAGCTTGCTCATCTTCTGGGTACTCTATTGCTCCTGTTTGAATGTTAATATTAACCTTACCATACTCCTCTTCAAGCTTAGCTTGCTCTTCTTGTAACTTCTTTTGTAGTTCACCTACTTGATGAAGAATCATATGCTTTTGAGTTGCCATTCTACCCATTTCCATTTGAGCGTTGTTTATTGGAGAAACTAAATCTTGAATAGATTTTAATTGCTCTTCTGTTACTTGTGTAGGTTTTAAGTCTACTACTTTTTCTTTTTTTGCCATTTTATTTAATTTAAGTTAATTGTTATTGTTTATTTTTCAAATCCTAATATTATTTTAATAGGATTTACGTTGTATATTACATCATTATCTGCTATAGCCTCTGTATTAGCAGCTGTTAACGTGATTGCTTGTGCTGCTGTTGATGCTACATTACCTAAAACAGCATCGTCTTGAGCGTGAAGAATATCTCCTGCTGCAAAGTGTTCTCTACAATCCATAGTAGTACCACCTGATCCATCATCCATTGTAATTACTGTTTGAGCACCAGCGTTAAAACTTGTTTCGGCAACAGTGTTTATTGACTCAAAAGTATTACTAGGGCTTTTGCTAACAACACCTACGTATATAGTGTCAAAACCTACATTATCACCTGTTGTTACATCTCCTTGTAAAACTAATGGCGGGCAAGCGTTATTCGAGTCACCACCTACTGTACCTATTGCTGTACTTTGAAAATGACCACTTGCAAAATTATTAGTGTCAAATTCTATAGCACCTAGTATATCATTGTTTGGTCTGTGTGCGATTGGACCTCCTACAGTGCCTAAAGAAACAGTGTTTGTTTTTGCAAATACAAGATCAAATCCAAAAACATTTGCTGTTGGTGTTGCGTCTCCTTTTGCTCTAATTAAAACAGTTGCGCCTACTAGTTTGCTAGCCCCTTTTGGAATTTGAAGAGCTGTCCAGTCTACCATCAAGTCTCCTGAAGCCATAGTACCAGCATGTTGTTTAGATGCTGCTATAGTCAGTAATTTTTCTACTGTGAAATATTTATTTATCATTTTATTTTTTTACTTTTTCTAGTGAACGACCACCGAAGTAAGCACCGATCACTGTTATTAATACTAATTGTAGTAAGTCTGTCCATTTGTCCT